CGAGAGGACGAATCGTGCGCGGTACTGTTCGGAACGGATACGATCATATAACCCCCTTATGTTTATCCACGATGCCTAAGTTCCCTGCGAAAGATACAGTCGGGAATTTATGCCACCTAGTGCCATGCCCGCGATGTATGTGGCGGCGCCCACCGCGAGATCCCGCGACTGGTTCACGGGGATCAAGACCCCGGTCCCTTGCGTCACCACCGCCGTGTTGTCGCCCAGGATCACCACTGCGGCGTTCGGGCCAAGGTTCGTCACCTGAAGCGTCGGACCGCCACCTCCGGGAATAGCCTGGGCGGAACTAGTGTACGGTCCTACAACCATCTCACCGTAACCCGTTGGACTAAAGTTGTTCGCAGCCATGATTACTACCTCCTCACCTGTTAACCCAAATCATCAGGCGGTCCCACCAGGACGCCGGACGCACGCTCAACCCCGGCCCGACCACCACGAAGTTGACGCCGGTCCGCTCGCGCTCCGCTTCCAGGTGTTTCTTTAGATGCATCAGGCCCTCGTGCGTGAAGGCGTGCCGCATCTCGACCACGTAGGTCTTCCCCGGCTCCAGCGTCAGAGCCTTGCCGCCGTGCTCCGCCAGCCCAACATCGTTCAGCGTGTATCCCATGACGTTTCGCGCCTCACCACAACCTGTGCGTATAGCCCAGGCCGCCGCCGAAGAAACCGAGCAGCCAGAGGATGAACAGGATCACGATGATCGTTCCGATTCCGAAGCCGGGGCCGGCGCCGGGTTGCCAGCGGTTGCCGCCGTACCAGCCGCCAAAGCCGAAAAAGAAAATTAGCAGAAGGATTAGAAGTAGCACGGCGCTACCTCCCACCGAACAGGCTGATGGTGTCCGGTCCGAGGCGCAGCAGGAACGCCAGAAGTCCGAAGGCGAACGCGATGCGCCCAATTTCCTGGAGCTTCGGGTTGACGGCCAAGGCGTACATCAGAACTCCGATGAGCGCCACAAGTAGGCTCACGAATATGATCATTGTCTTTTCCCTTCTCTCTTTCCGTTGTCCATTCGAGCGCAGAGCAATCCGAAGCACTCGACCGATACCAGACCGTGGCCCGAGCCGTCATTTGGGTGCGGGTCCCACAAGATACTTCCGTTCAGACCCACGCAGGCGTGCATCCCGCCACGCGGCGAAACGCCCTCGACCGTGTGATAGACCTCGCCGCGCTGAAACGCGGTTTCGAGTACTGGATCATCCGGCTTCACTTGCACGTAGTACAGCCCGCGCGGCTCCAGGAACTTCTGAATATTTTCCAGAAACTCTTCGTCACCGCCGAGTTCAGGGACTTCCCAGATCGGAATCTCCAGAATCGAGGCCAAAGTGGCACTCATGCAGTTACCCTCGGGGCCGGTGCGGGTCTGCGTGACCGGGATGGCGTCCGATACGCGGGTCTGGTTGATCTGGAGCATCTACTTCCGGCGCCGCTTCCACCGCCGCGTTTCGCCCACCTTGCCGGGCTTGTAGCCTTCGCCGCCGCCCACTCCCTTCTTCACGAACTCGCCGCCGTGCTCGCCTTTGCCGCGCGGATGTTCGGACTCATTGAACTCCGCGTATTGGCTATCCCGTCCCAGGAATCTACGAAACAAACTCTTGAACGTCGCCGGTTCCTTCGCGTCCGCCGCGGGATGCAGATTGTTCTTGAACGCGAAGGCGAACATGTCTTCGGGGCGGTCCCAGTTTGACGGATAGTGGAGCCTATTCCGCAGTTCGTCCATTGTCATCCGGCCCATACCGCCGAAGAACGATTCGGGGTACATCCCAAGGAAAGCGGCCTTCGCGTCCTCGGGAGAATCGAATCCGATAAACAACTTGTCCTCGTCCTGCCGCTGCCATACGTCCGGTCCGCCGTCGATCATGTCCACTACGTAGGCGTCCGCGGCCTGCTGGTTCGAGCCGACGATCACATCCACCTCGTCGCCGTCCCGCCCGACCGTTCCCTCGATGAAGCCGTAGTCGTGCTCCATCACGCGGTCATAAACCACCTTGCCCATCCGGTTCCTCAGCACGCGCCGCACGCCAGCCGGGTACTCGACCGATACCGGAACCCCGGCGAAGATGAAGCGCCGGACGGTCCGTGAATCCCGTGCCAGGGCGTGGCTTATGCCGGACCCGCCGTAAGATACCGCCGAGTCCGCCGCAATCGCGCCAGCCCTGCGCGCGGATTGGGGCAACCTGAACAGGTCGGCCAGCATATCTTCGCCGGATTCCTGCCCGCCGCCTTCCTCTCGCTCACTGGCCGGCATCGGGGGCTTCTGGGGGGCGCCGCCAGCAGGCATTTCGACCTCGGATGGACCGCCTCCTTCCCCGGCACCCCCCGCTAGTTCACCCAGGCCACCAAGCCCCATTTCCTCATCCTGTTCGGCCTTCTCGATGAGCGATGACGTGATGTTGGTTCCAAAGCCGGTGATCTTCGACTGCTGCTGAATCTCCTTCATCCCGGTCGGCTTGTCGATGAAGCCGGAGTTCGCGAGGCTCACCACGTTGCCGACGGTCTTCGATGCCAGATCGCCCTTTTCCTCTTCCGTCAGGACGCGCACGCTCGGGAAGTCCAGATCGAGGTCTTCCGGCACTTCCCCAATCTCCGACATACAGATCACGTCGTACAACTTGGACAGTTGCGGGTGAAGGTCCGCTTCCTGATCCATCGCGATCTTCTCTTCGTAGTGCCGTTCATCGGCGTCGTTCGTTTGCCCTAGCCCGGTAATCGTACGCCCGAAGAGGCGCGTCACCGTGTACTCCGCGGCGCCCGCGATGTCCATCTGGAACTGCTGCATCACGTCCGAAAGGCCACTGAACGTGTAGTTGACGGATTCCAGCCCGCCATCCTTCGGCATGACGAGCATCGAGTTGTTCGACAACATCGAGTTCATCGCGGACATGCGCTGCTGAAACGCCTGAAGCGCCTTCTGGTTGATGTTCGCGCCGCTCAACATCTGTGCTAGGTTGTCATCCTTCCAGCCGATCAGGTTGGCGCGGAACGTCAGGCTCAGCACGTTCCAACTCAGGTTGTCGCGCTTCCGGATCTCCTCGTAGACCGGCTCCAGAACCGAGATGCCCCAGTAGGTCTGCGCCTCGCGCTCCGGCGTCGGAACGGTCGGCCCGCAGAACCGCAAGATGCGCGAAGCGTGAACGCGGAATGACTGCGCGCCGCCGGAGTTCACCGTGTAATACTTCGGCAGGTGAACTCCGTCGGCTTCGAGTAGTCGTCCGAAACCTCTCCGGACGGCGTGATGCCGGCCCAGCGGTCGAACGGGATCAGCCCCTTGTACGCGCCCAACTCTATCTCGTCCAACTTCAGCGGCTCTTCCATCCGGTTCTCGTGGCCGTCGATGATCATCAGCGCCCCGGCGCCTCCGAACAGCCGCGCCCACTTGACCGTTTCGAGGATCTTTTCCTTCGTCCGCGTGCGCCGGAGCGTCTTGTTGATCTTGTCCGTGTCTCCCGGCTCAAACTCCGTCAGGATGTTCGGCCACGCCCGCACCATGTCCTTCGCCGGACCGTCGATGATCTTCCGCGAGATCCAGTGGTTGCGGTAGAGCGTGATCAGCATCCAGTAGTCGTAACTGAACCGCTCCAGAACGTAGTCCGTCGCCTCCGCGAGATTGTTGGTTCCCCAGCCCATCCGAGCCGCAGCGTTCGTGAACATGTCGGCGGCGGTTCCGGTCATCCAGGCTGAGATGCCGAGTTCTTGGAGCGCAGACATGGGACCGCCCTTGCGCCGGATATCCGTAATGTTCATCACTCGGTCCCCGACATAGGCCGTTTGGCCGCGCCAGCGGATACGAGGCTGAGGTTGGGTGGCCATTGACAGTTCCGACTACCGCTACATCTCTTTGCGCATTCGGTTGATCGTATAGGACGCGATATCGTAGAACTCTTGCGCGTTCTTGACGTAACCGGACACAAACATACGCTGCCGAAATTCTGGTGTTTCAACTAAGGCGTACGTCTTCGGAGGGTTGCCGGCGGTTTCGAGCGACCCGATCTTGACATCCGAAGGAATACCGTCTTCCGCATCTTTTGCTCCCGCCTCCACCACCTTGGCGATATCATCCGCCGAGTGGCCCGCACGGAGCATCTGGTCGGCAAGGGAGCGGAGAACGGCATCGCGGGCATCGCCGCGCGGAGTGACCTGCTTCCACTTGTAGTCCGGCGCTCCGATACTCCAGATAGTTCCACCACGTTCCTTCTGGTATTCGAGCGCCTCGTTATACGTATTGAAGAATGACGGATAAGCGCCGCCGCCTTTGCGTACCGCGAACTTGGTTGGGATTTCCTTGG